ATTTCCAGTAGGTGATGATAGTCTATACGATGAAATAGATTCACAAATGTATGAAAAGGAATCTGATGGCTCAGTTAAAAGGCCACTTAAAAAAGTAAACAAGTTTCCTAAAGTATTTTTAAATGTTATTGCAGGTGAACAACTAATGAGAGATAAATGGATTAGAGGTAAAACCCAAGGGAATAAATTTAAAATGACCCACCATTCATTTGGAGTTTTAGAGTTGAGAATTAAAAGAAAAAGTGGTAATATTAGAAAAGATAAAATGGTGAAGTATGACAATTAAGTTTAAAAAAGCAAGACAAAAATTTAAATCATATACCGATGCTGATAAAGTAAAGGATACTGATGGTGATGGTATAAAGTCAAACGAACTAGGTGAAGATGGTCATACACAATCTGCGAATATTAAAAATCAGTTAAATCATATAAAAAGAAATACTGAACAGTTAATGAGTATAATGCAACCTGATTCAGAATATCCTGCATGGTTAATAAATAAATTAGTAAAATCAGCTGATTATTTAGATAGTGCATATGATTTTTTAATGAATAGGGTAGAGAAAAAAGACAAATGAAAACCTTTGTAGAACTTAGAGCTGAAAAAAAAGATATGACTGCAGTATCTTCTTGGAAAAAGAATATTAAAAAGGTCAAAGGTCTAACTAAACAGCAGATGCAATTACTTTCAACCTTGCCTACTCCAGTAATTACAAATTTAATTAACACTGTTGGTATGGTTGTTGCGAGTAATGATATGGAAGAATCAACTAAAGCATATGGTGATTCATTAAGAAAAATAGCAAAAGATAGAAAACTTAAATCTATATCAAATAAGGATAAACAAACATTATTAAAGATAGCCGATTTATTGGCAAATGAAAGATGATTAATTTTAAAGAATATAAAGAACGATTCGGTTTATATGAAGGTAGACATGTTCCATTGGAACAACCTATGATAGAAGCAGATTATCAAGGTAGAGATGTCGAGTTAAATAAACCATCAAGGAATTCTGGAGACGGAAAGAAATATGTAGTGTATGTTAAAAATCCTCAGACTGGTAATGTGAAACGCATTGAGTTTGGAGATAAAAAAGGTGGTTTGGCGGCTAAAATAAATGATAAAGATGCAGCAAGGAGCTTTGCGGCAAGACATAGTTGTGATACAAAGACAGATAAGTTAGCACCAGGTTATTGGGCATGCAGACTACCGAGATATGCAAAAGAATTAGGATTAAAGGGTGGCGGAAGTTATTTTTGGTAAAGATTTCCCCTTCACACAAGAAGGAGAAATTAGAGAATTTCATGTCGATAGAGACGATGTAGAATATGTATGGCATCGTGATAGAGAAGAGCGAGAAATAGAGGTTTTGGAAGGAGAAGGTTGGCAATTTCAGTATCATAATGCCTTACCATATCACCTTCAACCGGGAATGATATTTGATATACCTCAGGGAGAGTATCATCGTTTAATAAAAGGTTATAATAACCTAAAATGTAGGGTAATAAAGAAAGATGGCTAAAGAAACTCAGGCACAGAGACTTGACCGAATAGAGGATAAAATAGATAAATTGGCTGATGCAGTTGTTGCATTAGCACGAGCAGAAGAGAAGATACATACTTTGACAAGTTTTAGTAAACAACAGTCAGAGCAAATTCAAACTCTTATAAATAGAATTGATAAATTAGAAGTAATGGTTGCGACTAATGCTTCTACTGTTAATATAATAAATAAAGTTTTTTGGGTAATCGTGGTAGGTTTAATATCGGCGGTCACTTGGGAATTTATAGTTCATTCAAATATACTTAAGTAGAGGAATAAAAAATGAAATTTAATGATAGTATAACCCTGGACATTGCAAAGACCGTAAAAGATGTAATGGAAGGGAAAGTAAAAAAAGAAGCAGACTATGATGCTAAAAAGGACCATGATATGGACCCTAAAAGCCATGTCGTAAAAAATAAAGAAACTGGAATGTATGATGTATATAATATGTCAAACAAGAAAGTAAAATCTTTTAAAGACAAGGCCGAAGCTGAAAAGTATGCAACAGATAATCATGACGCTTTAATGAAAAAAGAAAGTCCTGAAGAGCCAAGAGCTAAGGGCGAAAAGGATTTCAAAGATAAGCATGTGATTAAAAAATCTGGAGAAAAGGAAGACGGTACAGTTGTAAAAGAAAAAAAGCAAGTAGATGAAATTCTAGGCTTTGAAAAGGACGGCTCTCAGGTCAAACAACGTGACATAGATAGTGACGAAGATGAAAAGGGAACTGAAGCCTATCATGGTAAGAAGAAAAAAGAAACTGATGAAGAATCAGAAAAACAAAAAGCTTACCAAAAGGTTTTCCAAGCTGCACTTAAAAAGTTCGGAGTTAAATCACCAGCAGAACTAGACAAAGAAAAGAAAAAAGAGTTCTTTGACTATGTTGATAAAAATTATGATGCTGGAGATAACGAGTCAGACTAATGGATAGTTTAAAAAAATATATTCAATTAAATGAGGCAAAAGTTTCTATTTCAAAACTAGCTGCTGGAATGAAAGTTAATGTTATTCATTCTGGCCGTTCAGCTAGAAATTATGGCATTAAAGATGAAAATGTTTATGGTGGAAAAGTTCAAGTATTAGGAATAGGTATGATACCATATAAAAAATCAGCTAAACCAAATATGGTTCTTGCAAAAGATATGAAAGAACTTAAAAAGAAATACGAAAAAGTATTTAAGAGTGAAGAGATTTTATATGGTAACTTCTATAATGCTAGACACAGACTAAAAGCTGCATTTAATGAAATAGCAGAAGCAGATAGAAGAGTTAAACCAGGCTTTGGTGCCTATATATGGAAAGTAATAGAGGGCGAAAATAAAGGCCTCGTTGATTACTGTTATATTGGTAACGATAGAGATGATAGTTGGGAAGTCAGATTTTTAAATAAATCAACACAGTTTATATTAGAAACATAATTCATATACTTAAGGTATATATAATATATGATGAAATTATTTGATGAGCTAAATGTTAAAAATTTTAAACTATTTGCATCACATCACTATAACAATCCAGAATGTGTAGATGTTGAAGAGTTTAAACAGGATTTAAATAGATTTAAATATCTAAAGCGACTGTTAAAAAGATACGAATTAACAGGTGAATTGCAAGAGCGATTAATTTTAAATCACCTAATTGTATTGTATAATGTATTTGGAATAGAAGCATGTAATAAAATGATATGGTATAAAATCAATGAAGAACATTGGCATTATATAAAACCATTCTTAGTATTCTTGCACTATTTACCAGAAACTGAAAAAACAGAAGTTGCTTTGGACCCCTTTATTGTAGAGGTATTAAGAAAAATATAATGGGAATATTATCAAGAGCAGGAGATTTAGTTTATGCGTTTAGGTTTCTAAGGCTACTAACTACTCCATTTCCAAAAACAGCGGCCTTTAAACTTGGTATCGTTGATAAAGACGGCAAGGTGCTAAAGAAAGGCAAACAATTAGCTACAGCAGAAGAAAAGGCTGCATACACAGTATTTCATAGATTAGTATTTAACTTAAAAAAGTTACTTGGTAAGGTTCCAGGGGGCAAGACAGCTCTAGCATCATATGCTGCTGCTCTATTTCTAATAAAAGAGCATACTGGTATGAGTGATGCAAAGATAGAAGAAACCTTAAAGAAAGCTTTCGGTGAAATTGATGATTCACTACTAGAAAATGCATGGTATCAAGAAAATAATTATCTGATTCCAGGAGTATATATTTTAACTGAAGATATAGCAGACTTAAATACAGGCGAAATAATTGCAGACTGTAATACAAAAGTTATAGTAGAGAATCATTTATCTCCAGCTGGAAGTATTTTTGATATAAATATATACAAGGTAAAACATATTAGAACAAATAAAGAAATTTATATAACGGCAAGAGAGATAAAAAGATGAAAAACGGATTGTCATTCAACGAATATTTTAAACAATGGGAAGATGCAGCAGCAAATGCAGTAGGTCATGGTGGAGTTGCAATGCCGGCTGACATGATGCCCAAAGATAAACAAAAGAAACATAAGACTCAAGTTCAAAAAAGAATATATGATGGTCGAACCAAAGAGGGTAGAAAGTTTGTAGAACGCATCCTCGCTAGGAGACAAGCTCGTGAAAATACTAAGAAAACTTCTGAGTAAATTAAATAACTTATTACAACGCATATGGCGATGGCTCTATCGTCAATTTAAAACAAGATATACCATCTCGGTTTCATTTGATTCTGAGTGGGGAAATGCTGATGATAGAGAATATACCAATGTTAAAAAGGTAATCAAACAAAATTTTAAGGAATTAAAGTTTAGGACACATGACGGACGAACCATTCATATTAAAGGTATAAATGGGTTACGCTATAGAATAGAGGAAGAATAATATGCAACAAGCATTGATAGGTATTATTTTAGTGCTGGGTTTAGGAAGCTGGTACCTATATAATCAAAATGAAACACTCAAATCAAATAACATAAAACTAGAAAATGCTGTAGAACAACAGCAACAAGCAATGGACAGCTTAAGAGAGTCATACGAAAAACAAGGTAAGGCTCTACAAAATATGAGTAGAGTAAATGCTCAGATAGAACAAGAAAAGGCCGAATATTTAGCAATATTCTCTAGGCATAATTTAGACATACTTGCACTAAAGAAGCCTGGTCTCATTGAGAAGCGATTTAATGATGCAAGTGAAAAAGTGATGGAGGGTTTAGAAGATGATACAGAAAGCTTATATAATCTCGGCACTAATCCTAATTAGTGGTTGTTCTCTCATACCAGAGAGACAAATCGATATAGTATCCAAACCAATACAAATAGATATTATGCAACCAGACTTGCCTAGGGCTGTGCAACTTACTGCCCCAAAATGGTATGTCGTATCAGAGGCAAGAATTGCAAATCTTTGCAAGAAGGTTGAAGATAAAAGACCTAAAACATGTGAATTATCTGAAAGAGAAAATCCAGAATGGCCTGAAGGTTATACATACCTTGATAGGTTTCTTGATGAAATGAAAGAACAAAATAATGGCGACATAGTATTTGTTGCCACTTCTGTTGGAGACTACAAAGTTATGGCCGAAGATATGCAAGAATTAAAAAGGTATATTAAACAACTCGGCGAAGTAGTAGTTTATTATCGTAATGTAACTATGCCTGATGGAGAAAAAGGTATGGGAGTTGCGATTGAGAAGAAAGACTAATGATTTCAATATTAGTTACAGTCTTTAAATCAATCGTAACAATGCTGTTAAAAACGGCAGCACTTAAATTTCTCCACCCATATCTATTAAAACTAGACAAATGGTGCGAAGATACTCTTGGTATAGATTTAATCAAACAAGAGAAAAAGTTTTGGGAAAAATATCCAGGCATATATCAACGCATTGAAGAACTAGAGCAGGAAAATCTAAATCTTGCATATCAGATAGAACAAATAGAAAATAAATTAAAATAACACTGTACAAACCATCGAGTTTGTGTTATAATATATACTAATTATGAATGGAACTAATACTATTAATGTAACTAAGCGAGATGGTTCTTCCCAGGCATTTGATTTAGATAAGGTACACAAAGTACTTGAATGGGCAACTGCTGATATTAGTGGAGTATCAATGTCAGAAATTGAGCTCAAAGCTAATATACAGTTGTATGATAAAATACCAGCCTATGATATACACGAACTCTTAATTAAATCTGCTGCAGAACTCATATCAGAAATTACACCTAACTATCAGTTTGTAGCTGCTAGGCTAATATCTTATAAATTAAGAAAAGAAGCCTATGGTCAATATGACATACCAGCTTTAAATGATATTATAAAAAGAAATATTGAATTGGGTGTATATGATGCAGAAATACTACTGCATTATACTGAAGATGAAATAACAGAATTAAATGATTATATCAAACATGATAGAGATAATACATTTACTTATGCTGGAATGGAACAATTTAGAGGCAAGTATCTTGTACAAGACAGAAGGTCCAAATTAGTATACGAAACTCCGCAAGTGTTATATATGATGGTATCAGCTACATTATTTGCTAAATATCAACACGATAGGATAAAATATGTTAAAGAATATTATGACGCAATTAGTCAATTCTATATCTCTTTACCGACGCCGATTATGGCTGGAGTTCGAACGCCTACTCGCCAGTTTTCGTCTTGTGTACTTATTGAATCCGGCGATAGCCTGGATTCCATTAATGCTACTAGTACTAGTATTGTTAAGTATATAAGTAAAAAAGCAGGGATTGGTATAGGTGCAGGTTCAATAAGAGGATTAGGGGCTAAGATTGGGGATGGCTCAGTTGTACATACTGGGCTGATACCCTTTTTAAAATATTTTCAAAGTGCTGTAAAGAGCTGCTCTCAAGGAGGTGTTCGTGGAGGAGCCGCGACCGTATATTTACCGGTCTGGCACTTTGAATTTGAGGACTTAGTTGTACTAAAAAATAATAAAGGTACAGAAGAAACTAGAGTCCGTCACATGGACTATGCATTTCAGTTTAATAAACTGATGTATGAACGATTATTAACTAATGGTAATATAACATTCTTTGACCCTAATGATACTCCTGGTTTGTATGAAGCCTTCTTCGCAGACCAAGATGAGTTTAAAAGATTATACGAGAAATATGAAAAGACTACTTCTATTAGGAAGAAATCACTTCCAGCATTAGAGGTATTCCAAATGTTTTTAACTGAAAGAAAAGATACAGGTCGTATATATCTAATGAATGTTGACCATGCAAATGACCATGGGGCATTCGACCCTAAAGTTGCTCCTATTCGTATGAGTAACTTGTGCTGTGAAATTGATTTACCAACAAAACCGCTGAATAGTTATAACGACAAAGAAGGAGAAATTTCACTATGCACACTATCAGCAATTAACTGGGGACTAATAAATGAACCAACTGAATTTGAAAAATATTGTACTCTTGCTGTCCGCGCTCTTGATGAGCTTCTTGATTATCAAGGCTATCCAATCGATGCAGCAAGAAAAAGTACATTATCTAGACGCCCCCTTGGGGTGGGAATCATCAACCTCGCATATTTCCTAGCGAAAAGAGGTTTGAAATATGACAAGTCTGCATACAAGATAATAGATGAATATGCAGAAGCTTGGTCATATTATTTAATAAAAGCGAGTGCTGACCTTGCTGTTGAGAAAAGAAAAATAATATATAATAGTGATACGAAATATTCTAAAGGAATACTTCCTATCGATACTTATAAAGGGGCGATAGATAAACTTGTAAAGAGAGCTCCGAGAATGCCGTGGCACGATTTGCGAGAGCAACTCAAGGCGACGGGTATCCGAAATAGCACTCTCATGGCATTAATGCCGGCTGAAACATCTGCCCAGATTAGTAATAGTACAAATGGTATTGAGCCTCCACGAGCCTTGGTATCATACAAACAAAGCAAAGATGGAGTCATGGCCCAAGTAGTTCCAGGCTATCACCATTTAAAAAATAAGTACGACTTGCTATGGGACCATAAATCGCCTAACGGATACTTAGGTATCTGTGGTATATTACAGAAATACATAGACCAAGGTATTTCAGTAAATACATCTTATAATCCAGAACACTTTGAGGATAATAAGGTTCCTATGTCGGTAATGATAACCGATATAGTTACAGCATACAAATACGGACTCAAACAATTATATTACTTCAACACATTTGATGGTGCAGGAGATACTATAGAAGATGACCATCATACATATTATACAGGTACTGAGTCCACCAATGAACAAGACGAAGACGACTGCGAAAGTTGCAAAATATAAGGAATAGGAAATTGTCAGTATTGAAAAAGAATAAAAAATCACATTTAGAAAAAGCCATGTTTTTTGATGAAGGAGTTGATGTCGCAAGGTACGACCAAGTCAAATATCCTAACATTGAAAAAATTACAGATAAACAATTAGGTTTCTTTTGGAGACCAGAAGAGATAGATGTATCAAAAGATAAAAAGGACTTTCATGAGCTTACGAAACACGAACAACATATATTCACATGTAACCTTAAAAGGCAAATACTTTTGGACTCTGTACAAGGCAGGGCTCCGAACCTTGCTTTCTTACCTATATGTTCGTTACCTGAAGTAGAAAATTGGATTGAAACATGGTCCTTTTTTGAAACAATACATTCAAGGTCATATACACATATTATTAGAAATGTTTATGCAGACCCAAGTAAAGTATTTGATGAAATGCTAGATATACAAGAAATCATAGAATGCGGTAATGACATTGCTAAATACTATGATGATTTAATTGATTGTAATAATGGACCAACAAATAAAATGGACCATAAGAGAGCATTATGGATGTGCATGTTATCAGCCAATGCATTAGAAGGTATCAGATTTTATGTATCATTTGCATGTAGTTGGGCATTTGCAGAATTAAAGAAAATGGAAGGTAATGCTAAGATTATTAAATTTATATGTAGGGACGAAAATACTCACCTTGCAGCAACTACTACCATGATAAAAGGTTTAATGAGAGAAGATAAAGATTTTGCAAAGATTGCAAAAGAAATGGAACCACAAGCCATTGAATTATTTAAACAAGTTATAGAGCAGGAAAAAGCATGGGCACAATACCTATTTAAAGATGGCTCTATGATTGGATTAAATGAGAGCATTTTAAAAGATTATGTTGAATGGATTGGTAGTAAAAGAATGAGAGCACTAGGTTTAACTAGCCCATACAGTGTTCCACAAATGAATCCACTTCCATGGACTGAAAAATGGATTAGTGGTGGTAATGTACAAGTTGCCCCACAAGAAACAGAAATCAGCTCATATGTTGTGGGCGGAGTAAAACAAGATGTCGATGAAAAAACTTTATCGAATCTATCACTATAAGGAAGAATGTCAGATATAGCAGGAATAATGATAACGTTTTGTATAGCACTAAGTGGATTGCTATATGTAACATACGATAATTTAGAATATAAAGGGTACCCAAGGAATAGTAGTTGCACGGGAGAATGTTATGAAGAATATGTACGAATTAATGGAACGACTGTGGAACAGCTTCGAGCTAAGCAAGCCCAAGCAGCCGAGGACCCATTCTCGTCTATACGCTCATTATGGACCGGTTGTGCGGCGTGCCATGGTCAAGAGGGACAGGGAATTGCAGTGTTCCCAAAATTGGCAGGACAAGATGCCGGGTATATCGCAGGAAGACTTCGAGCATATAAAAATAAAGAAGAAGTCGGACCAATGAGTTCTACTATGTGGGCTCAAGCAGGAATGTTATCTGATAGCGATATAGATACTATAGGAAAATTTATAGAAGAAACAATGAAATGAAAGATGTTTGGAAAAGAGATATACCATCAGCAGTGGACGACGCGGCAGATGTAATGAGTAAATATAATAGACAAATGGAAATGGATTATACATCAACAAATGCAAAGACAGCAAGTCAAATAGGTATTAGGTGGACGCCTGAAGAAGCTTCACCAGAAGTAATAAAAGAATGGCAAGAGACAGATGGTAAATGGTGGGCAGATAAAGCCCTATTGTTTGTAGCTGGAGCCTCACTTACTCAGGGTGTCATGTTAGGTTTCATGGCATTAACAATGTATTTAATTAAATTAGGAGCAGGTTAATGATAGAGATATGGGGTAAAACACAATGTCCATATTGTGATAAGGCAAAGGCTTTATGCGAACAAAATAATTATGAATATGTTTATAAACAACTTGACGAGGATTTTACTAGGGAACAAGTATTTGAAGAGTTTCCTGGAGCAAGAACATTTCCACAAATAAAAATTGATGGAGAAACTATTGGAGGTTATCAGCAACTGGAAACCTGGCACAATACAGACTGGAATGAAAAATGATTCTAGAATGCGAATATTGCTATAGTAGAATTGTTATTAGACCAGATGATAGAGATGTTAAAATTAATTTCTGTCCACATTGTGGAGAACCCACAAATGAAGATTTGGAAGAGCTAGATTTTGACTATGAGTAATGATTGGATATATAAAGGAGTTACATTTAAACCACCTGATAATTTTTCATCAGATGATTATTACGGTTTTGTATATTGTATAACAAATAGAGCATCTAATAGAAAGTATATTGGTAAAAAATTCTTTTGGAGTAAAAAGACCCTACCCATAACCAAGACAAGAAAAAGAAGAAAAAGACTGCTAGTTGAATCAGACTGGCGAGATTATTTCGGTTCAAACAAATATTTACAAGAAGAAATCACCACGGCCGGCCAGGATTTTTATTATAGAGAAATACTACATTTATGTAAATCCAAAGGAGAATGTGCTTACCTTGAAGCTAAGGAGCAATTTGACAGAGGAGTTCTATTATCAGATGATTATTATAATGGAATTATTCAGGTCAGAATAGGTGCAAAAAGTGTTAAAAATCTGTTTACAAATGATTAAAAATATGATATAATATATCTATTAATAATAAAAAAAGCATATGGGCAAAATAATAAAATTTCCATCAGGCGAAGATATTACGACCAAGGAAAAACGGCTAGAAAATAAATATAAAGCCATAAGTGATGAATTAGTTACTACATCTCAGTATCTATTTGATGTCATAGAGGAATTTATATTAACCGGTCAAGCGTCGGAAATACAAGACCTACAAGAAATGAATATACGCGACGAGGTATTTCAGGAATCTAGGGATATGTATGTTTTAATTAATATATTAAATTCTACATTAAATAGGTTTATGGGTATGCCACATTTATTACATAGAGAAATGGATAAATTGTATATCAAATTAAAGAAGGCACAAGACGGCGACTTTATTGTAGATACTGACGAGATTATATTTTCTCCAGACTTTGATATTAATATACCTTTGGATAAAGACGAAGGTGGACTTAATGAGGACGAACCAGATGATACTGATTGATTATTCACAGATTGCATTATCAAACATTATAGTGCAAAAATTAAATGATGAAAATATGATACGACATATGATATTAAATAGTATTCGTATGTACAATAAAAAATACAGAGACGAATACGGCCAAATGGTTATATGTGCTGATGGTATGAATAACTGGCGTAGAGAGTATTTTCCTCCATATAAAGCAAACAGAAAGAAAAGCAGAGATGATTCAGGTCAAGACTGGACAGAAATCTTTAGAATATTACACATGGTTAAAGATGAAATAAAAGAATATCTGCCATATAAAGTATTACATATAGAAGGCTGTGAGGCAGATGATATTATAGGTACACTTGCATTACAAACACAAGAATTTGGTATGCATGAACCTGTAATGATTGTATCATCTGATAAAGATTTTATACAGTTACAAAAATTTAATAATGTAAAACAATTCAGCCCTATACAAAAGAAACAGGTTTCTGACCCAAATCCAAGACAATATCTTTGGAACCATATATTCCGTGGAGACGCTGGTGATGGTGTACCAAATGTACTATCTGGAGATAATACCTTTATATCTGAAATGAAGCAAACACCCTTGCGTCAAACAAAGATAGATGATTGGATTCACAATGCTGAAAGATTGGCTGATGTAATGCCAGAAGAACAATACAGAAATTATCAGCGTAATAAAACACTTATTGATTTAACACAAGTGCCTGAAAACCTACAAGAAACCATTATAAATAATTTTAACAGTCAAATACCGGCACCAAGAATGAAAGTGCTTAACTATTTAATAAAGAAAAGATGTAATAACTTGATTGAAGTCGTGGAGGAATTTTACAATGGCTAAAAAATTAATATCAGAGGTCCTATCTGAGGCTTCTAAAATAACTAAAAAAGCAGATAGAATGACCTATTTGCAACAAAATAAATCACCAGCATTAATGGATATTCTTAGAATAAACTTTGATGATGATGTAATATCAGTATTACCTACAGGAGCTCCTAGTTACGAAAAGGATGATGCACCTGCTGGGCATGAATATCTAAATTTACATAGAGGACATAGAAGATTTAAATACTTCTTTAAGGGCCCTATTGCAAATGAAACACCACCTATACGAAGAGAAGGAATGTTTCTGTCCCTTATTGAAACACTACATGGTGATGAAGCAGAATTGGTCATAGCGGCCAAAGATAAATCACTAAAATATAAAGGTATCACAAAGAAATTTATACAAGATACCTTTCCAACTTTAATAAAAAAATAAGGAGGTAAATCGGCAAAAACCCTATATCATGATCTTTTTTAACTTAACAATGAGGAGAGACTTATGGTTATTAAAATTGATCGCCTTAAAAAAGACAAAAGAGAGGCAATATATTATCAAAACCGATTGAAAAGAAAAGGTAAAGATGTATTGGCATATAAGATGCAGAAACGCATTATCAATATAGATTTACATATTCAACAAATAAAAAGATTAACTTAGGAGGCACAACCGGTGGGGTCGGTTGAGGCCCCACAAAACTGGATTATATTATGACACAACAATTTGACCCAAAAGAAATTAAAAATTCTAAAAGAATATTTAAATCGGCAACACCAAAATATACTATTGATTGGTATATAAAATGGATTGCAAGTGTTTTAGTTTTGGGTGCTATGTCTGTTCGAGGCATAGATGGTCTAGAATACTATGACCTAATACTATCAATACTTGGAGTATCAGGTTGGGTATTTGTAGCAATAGCATGGAAAGATAGAGCTCTTATTGCCTTAAATGTGGCAGGTTTATTTTTCTTAGTAAGAAATTTATTTGAATTAGTTTACATTTGATTAATTTTATGATATAATATACATTATGAATATTTTTGTACTTGACGAAAATCCTGTTGTCGCGGCTCGAATGTTATGCGACAAACATATTCCAAAGATGATTGTGGAGTCTGCACAAATGCTTTCCACAGCTCACAGAATGCTTGATGGCACACCACAAAGACGCCCATCTAAATCAGGCAAAACAATGCAACAATACTATACATTTGGCGATGATAGAGATGATTTGTATTATTTGGCTGTGCACAAATATCACCCATGTACCACATGGACCATGGCAACTAAAGCAAATTATAATTGGCACTACGAACACTTTCATGCAATGGCTATGGAGTATCAATTCCGTAGAAAAAGGTTACATGAAACATTTAGAAAAATAGGTATACTATTGGCAGGTACACCAAGGAATATTCCATCGGGTGGATTAACACCTTTCGCACAAGCGATGAACCACTATCCAGATTGTAAAGTCCCAGGCGATGCTGTTGCAGCATATCGTAATTATTATCATGCGGCAAAACCTTTTGCCAAGTGGGAGTGGGGCAGAGAAGCCCCGGAATGGTGGGAAGGTTATAAAGGAGAATAAATGGAAGCAATATTAAATAAAGATGATTACAGAGAATTTTCTCAGAGAGTGGCAATTGCTGACTCAAAGGGAGTATCTGTTAATCATATAGTAGAAACTATAGGTGATAAATATAAAATTACACTATTAGATAAAATAGATCTTAAAATGCTTGATGAAATAACAGGAGGCTAAAATGCCTACATACGAGTTTAAAAATACAGAAACCGAAGAAGTATTTGAAAAAATAATGAAATATGATGACAAAGTGAAATACTTAGAGGAAAATCCACATATAAAGGCCTACTACTCTAAAGCACCAGGTATCGATTTTGATGGCGGTAAGAGTGTTTTACAACGAGCTGGTGATGGTTGGAAAGAAGTACAATCAAAAATTCAAAAAGGTTTACCACCCAGATTAAGGGATAATATAAAAACTAAGTGAGGATAACTAGTGCTTAAAAAGATTAAAAAAATTTTATGGGAACAAAATCCAGATAAAGATATTTGGAAAGACCCAGACCCAGAAGATTTAACTGTAAATAATGCATATAAAACTAGATGGATATGGTATCATACTATACTAGGTTTGCTTATGTTATTTGCTAATATCACTCTTATGGCTATATTTCTTTTATTAGCTATTAAATTATAATTGATTGAGCGTATAAACTAATAAGGAATTGTAATTATAAAACATATTCAGGTGGTTAAAACCTACGCTTAGAAACGCAATGCGAGGACGCAAAACGAAGAAATATGACTACATTTAAACACGAACCGATAGATATAGGTTATGATGACCTAAAGTGTGAAACAAAAAAATCAGGTAGAAAATATCTAGACCCAGAGGGAAATGAATATCCATCTATAACAACTGTATTATCCATACTCAGCCAAGAGGCAATTCAGGCGTGGCGGCAACGAGTGGGCGAAGAAGAAGCAAACAGAATATCTCGTCAAGCTTCTACACGAGGCACAAAGGTACATACCATATTAGAAAAATATGTTGATAATGACCCAGATTATATTAAAGATGAAATGCCTCATAACATACAAACATTTAAAGATATACAACCCATAATAGATAAATCTCTTACTAAAGTATATGCCCAAGAAGTTCCTCTATATTCAAAACATCTTGGTGTGGCCGGTAGAGTTGATTGTGTAGGGCAGTGGAATAATATTGATTCAGTAATAGATTGGAAAACATCTAGGAAATTAAAGAAAAAAGAATGGATATCTGGTTACTTCATGCAGGCAGCTGCGTATGCTGTAATGTGGGAAGAAAGGACAAATAAACCTATTAAACAATTAGTTGTATGCATTGCTGGTGATGAAGGTCCTCAAGTCTTTGTTGAAGATAGAGATAACTGGACTGAGGAATTAATAAATACAATAAATGAATATAAACGCAGAAAAATGTTCGGGAGAAAATAATGTCAATAGATGATGACATGAAAAAGGCACAAAGCTATACATATGCTGGGCCCCTATTAGAAGCTCTGGTTAAAAAACTAGAAGGTGAAATAGAGATTGCTAAGGCTAATATTGGTGTCTATCAAACAAACGCTGCTGGTATCGGAGAACACCCTGATATTGTAGAGGCAATTGAGGCACAAATAGCCAAGATTGCAGAGGCAGATGATAAAATAGAGACCATTCGAAAGTACTTTTAATATAAATACATAGGTGTTTACAAAGTCACAAAAGTGTGATATAATATACCTATGATTAAATATAAAGATTTTATTAGCGAAGGAAATGTAGGTCTAACAATATTTGATATTGATGATACTATGTTTCAATCAAAGGCGAAAGTTCTTGTTCGTAATAAACGCACGGGTAAAACAAAGGCCCTAACCCCTAAAACATTTAATTCATATAAACTAGGTAAAGATGAGGAATATGATTACGGTCAATTTAAATCATCTAAGATATTTTATCAAACTGCTACACCTATAGCAAGAATGGTATCAAAAGCAAAACAAATTATAAAGAACGCAACAAAGAAAGGTTCAAAAGTTATAGTTGTAACTGCTAGGGCTGACATGGACGACAAAGATTTATTTATTAAAACATTTGAAGCTCATGGTATACCAATGGATAAAGTATATGTAGAAAGAGCAGGTAACATAAGTGGTCGAAATAGTGCTGACAGTAAAGCAGTAATATTCAGAAAATATTTAGATACAGGTAAATATGCAAGAGTGCGACTATTTGATGACCATGTAGATAATTTAAAAGCCCTACTAGATTTAGGTAGAGAATATCCAGATGTGGATATGTTTGCCTATAAAGCAGATAGTAGAGGCAGCGTGAAGAGGATAAAATATGCCAACTAAATTACAAAAAAGTCAAGTGACCAGAGACAGAAACACAGGTCAATTTAAAACACAACATTTTTATATAAAAAATATATCGAAAACAGAATTAATTGAAAAATATAATGCAGATAATACAAAACCTAAAGTCAAGCAAAAAATTAAAAATGAGCTTGTAAGAAGGGGAGGAGTGAGATTTTATAATGAGTCAGAGAAGCAGGCAACGGCATAAAGAAACTGCAACTGTAATAGGTACCGGCCTCATAATAAATTATCCACTGAATATATTATTGCTGTTTATATTTATTGATTTATTTGATATATCGGACCCATTAACATTGGGTACTTTAATAACAGCAGTATTTACAATTGTATCTTATGCAAGAGTTTACTTAGTGAGGAAATATTACGATGGCATCTAATTGGGCAAAAGCAACACATACACCTAGTAGGAAAACAACTTCTCAAGGAGTTGGCGGTAGAGGACGCAGGTGTAAAATTGGTATGGGAACTATGAATAAGAGTAGAAAAAAGTCCCACAAAAAATATCGTGGACAGGGCAGATGACCACTAACTCTAAAAGGTGGCAAGAAAACTCAGATGGCTGGGTAAAAGCTACAGAAGAGTCTAGAAAGAAAAAGGAAGAGAGGTACCATTGTAACCATGGTGATTTTGAGTGGTGTGATAACTGTTTAATAACTGTTGATGGAGAAAAATTAGAAGCAGTATGAAGATAGAAAATCACATAGGCTTTCCTTTACCATCAGAAATGTTCCACCCGCATACATACTGTTGGGATATGCCTGAAAATGAAACTGCATGCAGATTATTGGATATACCTAGAAAATGTCATGTTTGTAATAAAATAATAAAAGATGAGCGAACAAAGAAAATATAGAGAAAAAACTTTCGGACTTAGCAATTATAGAAAGGCCATTAAACGCAAAGAGCGTAATAGAAGATTGCTAGGTTTAGTAGTAGGATTATTGTGTATAATAGGAGCTGGATATTTATTTTTTAATGGAGGTATAAATGTCTAATTGGTTTGCAAAATCAATGACAAAGTTTTTTAGATTTATAGCAGATACATTCTTTGCAAAAAGATATGGTCATAGGGCCGTAGTATTAGAAACAGTTGCAGGTGTTCCAGGTATGGTTGCCGGTATGTGGTTACATTTTAAAAGCTTGAGAAAAATGAAAACAGGTTATGGACCAGATATAAGGGAAATGTTAGCTGAGGCAGAGAATGAAAGAATGCATTTAATGTTCTTTATTGATATAGCAAACCCAAATTGGTTTGAAAGATTATTAGTATTATTTGCACAATTAATTTTTATGATTTTTTATTTCGTTGTTTATGTAATTAGTTACAAGACTGCTCATAGAATGATAGGATATTTTGAAGATGAAGCAGTTAAGAGTTATACAGATTATTTACATCTTGTAGAAACTGGAGAAATAGAAAATGTACCTGCCCCACAATTAGCAATTGATTATTATAAAATGAAAAAGAATGCAAAGTTATCTGATTTAATTAAAAAGGTTAGAGCAGATGAAGTACATCATTCAAAGGTAAATCATAGGTATGCAAATGGGTAAAGGAAGTAAAAGAAGGCCAAAGATAGTAACCGAAAAACAATTTGAAGAAGCCTGGAATAATATATTTCCTAGGAGAAAAACTCCTAAGCACGGCGTCACACAAAAACACAGAGATAAAACAAAGTCACATCCTAGAATGTATAAATATAACAATACAGAGGAAGAAATATGAGTATAGATATAGACGAATTTGATTTTGGATTTACTGCAGTAGATGAAGATGAACTCGAAGTTGTACAAAAACAAACGCAGAAATTAGAATCAACAGCAGGTAAGGCTGAAGAAGTTGAGGATAAGCTCAACAAACTATATAATTCTATATTACCCTTATTATCTAATTTAAAAAAGAACCCAGAAAAAGATTATATTTACTGGCCAAAAAGAACAGAAAAAGTAGAAGCTTTTGAAGAGTTAATTGCAGGAATTATTAAATAATGGCAATGAAAACATCAGGTAACCTCAGCATTAAAGGCGGAGGTCCTTCAGTAGGAAGTACAGGAGATATTGAACAAAATATATCAGGTTCAACTTCTGGCTCTTTAGTTACACTTGGGCAAAATTCAGTAGCATATACTGGAGGAACAGCACCACAAAATAATGCAGGTAATATAGCAGGTGCAAATACCTCTACAGCACCTTATGGTATGCGAGAATATTATGGTTATGTAGAGTATATGCCTCGAACTGTAAGCTTGTATGGGACTGGTGCATCTT